GGCGGTGAAGCGTCTGAATCAGTTGCAAGAGCTGGTATCCGTAAAGGAATTAGAGATAGAAAAAGAAAAGAATTAACGGGCAGTCTTGAAAGAGTATATGGTAAGCCTAAAATTAAACCAAAGAAAAAGCCAAAAAAAGACACACCAAAGCCAAGAAAACGTAGTGATGATCCACTAGCTAATAAAAGCAGTGATGAAATCAAAGCATTAATAAATAAATTAAAACAGCAATTGAAGTAATGAGCCACGAAGAAATACTGAAGCAGAGAGACTTATTAGACACGATCCTCGCCTCACGGACCAACCAATACGATAGAGTTAAAAATATGCAAATTATGGATTCAATTTATTTTAAGAAAAAATTACCCGAGAATGTGGTTTTATTTCCGTTACAAAGGATAAAACGTTATGTACATCGCACTACCAGAGAGCCCAGTAAGAAAAATATATAAATGTGATAAGTGTGAAAACTATCACGTAAAATTTTACGACCCCAAATTAGACAGAACATATACTCCATTAGAATGGGAACAAATAGTTACGGATGGAAGAGAAGCATTGGATAAAGCATTGCGTCTGATCAGGGAAGATCCAAAGTTCTTTGGTTAAACACCCATCTCTATAGATGTTTTCTACCAAGTTGTTTGTATTTGTATTTTATTAGACTACCAAGTAACAAGGTAACAAGGTAACAAGTAGCAGAATACTTACCTTTTTTGTTACTTACAAGGTAATTTAGAGGTAACAAGAAGTAACAAGAAACAAAGAAAACTCGATTTTTGTAGGTTTTATGGTAAAAATATATTATTCTGATAAAAACATCTATTGAAATGAGCGAATTAGAAGAAGTTAAATTACCTGAACCTTTGTCAGACATGTTGTTTGACAGGAAGATTACAGCTAAACAGAGAAAGTTTGTATTACTTCTTGTCCATTCCGAAGGTTTGAAAACAGCCACACAATGCGCATCAGAGGCAGGTTACGCAGCTGGATCTGCTAAACAGAGAGCTTACGAACTCCAGAATCCTGAGCAATATCCTTTAGTTGCAAAAGCAATTGACCAAGAAAGAAGGGCCCTAGTTGACAGGTATAAGTGTAGTCAGGAAAGATCTTTATCTACATTAGCTAGAATTAGAGATGCTGCGTCTGCTGCTGGGAACTATAATGCTGCGGTAGCTGCAGAGACTAGGCGTGGTCAGATAGCTGGTTTGTATGTTGATAAGAAAGAGATACTCACAGGCACAATTGACTCAATGTCAAGAGATGAAGTTGAGAAGAAACTACAAGAGTTGAAAGAACAATACAGTATTACGACCTCTTTTGAGGAAATAAAAGAATCAAAACAAATTGAAAATAAGTCTTGACTATGAGATACAATGGGATTATAGGGTATATAAGACTGGTTTCTGATAATGAAAACTCTTAAATGAGACTACAGGCTACCAGATGTAAAAACATACCTGTCCCAATGAATTGACATTGTGGGTATAAAATATGCCAGTCTTAAAATGGTAAGCAGAAAAAGGAGAAAGTATGGAAACTAAAGAAGATTTTATTAGAGAAGTAAGAGAATTACTTAATGCTAATGAAAAAGTTGTTCATGTAGAATTAAATCAAATTGTTGATATGGTGCATGAACTTGCAGAATCATACAGATATTAAAAAGGAGAAAGTAATGAATTATATTTTAGGAGATAAAGTAAGAGTTCTTGGTCAAGAGTATGGTCAAGGCATGTATGATGTCATAGTAGATATTACTACTGACAAATATGCTATTGAAGATGGTTGCACTTACAAGAAGTGTGAGATAGAAAGTTATAAGGAGAAAGTATGAAACTTAAAGATATTTTAGTCTTTCATAAAGAAAAGATTATTGAGGGTGGAGAAGTTATTTTACTTGATGAAAATAATACTTTTTACAATATTAGACTTTATTTAGAAGAAAAGTATCCAAAGGTCCCGATTGAAATAGTTAATGAAGGAAGAGGCGAAAGATGAGTATAGTTGTAAAGTATGGTGAGTATTCTTCATTACCGATGTCAGAGGAATTATTTTGGAATCGAGTTGGTTGGCTTAGATATGCAATGTTAAATGCCGAGAGTTTTGATTTTAGATTAATTTACTTTCATAAATTACAAGCGATGATGAGGCATGTGCCATGATTCAAATTCTTGTATTGTTGTTTGGTCTGGCTGTTATTATTCATTGGAAGTTGTTTTTACTTGGTGGTATTTTTTATTATTACTTTGGTTGGCCTTTTTGAAAAAAGAGACAAAGTTTTGGAAGCTAATCAAAAAGAATACTGAACATAAAATCCATTGGACTAGAATAGAATCTTGGGCAGGTCAAGGTATACCCGACTTGCATGGGATCTCAGAAGGTAGGACTGTTTTTGTGGAACTTAAAGTTACTGAGAGTGACCGCATTGATTTATCACCCTTTCAAAAGGCGTGGAATTTCAAGCACACTTTGCATGGGGGACGTTCGTTTATTATGCTTCAGCACCTCGTAGAGAGGTCACTCTATATCTTTCCGTGTTTTTTGCTCCATTGTCCATTGTCCATTACCCTCAAATCAGACCCCCATTACAGGGTAAAGCTCCCCGCACCCCCTGCAGCGTGGGATGCGGTTGCTGATCACCTGTTCCATTGCCCATTTCCATTGCCCGAAGCCCAGCCCACCAGGGATACATAAGGGATCTACCTGTGCAGCACACCAGGCGACCAACAGAAGTTCCATTTCCATTGACAACCGTTACTGCCCGTTACCTGTGTATAAGGGATCTACCTGTCATCTCCAGGCAGCTACGGGTTGTGTCCTGTGCAAAAGCATTTGCATTTGCCTCTTGACTATCTAATAAAGTGGGACTATATAGTAAACAGGGGACGAGTCCAGTCAGGTAGCTCCTGACCAATGCAGAATGTGAATAGACGGGCGTCTGGCGTCCCCGCGCATAGAAAGGAAGAAACGATGACTGAAGCATTAAAGAAAGATTGGGAGAAGACCTGCCAGGAGCGCATACATGAACAATGGCAGCAGAGGAAGAAAGATCTGTCAGAGCCTGAGTTTGAAGGACTCGGATTCGACTATGTAGAGCCGCATACCTTCACCGACCAATTGGAGGGATTCTGGCGCTGGCAGTTCAGCTGGGGCGGGCCCAGCGACGAGCTGCGTGCATATGTGAACTCAGACAAAGAGATCCATCGCCTTGAATACTGGTTCATGGACTGGATGGACGGTGCTAAGCTGGAGCTGCAGCAGGGACCTGAGTGGCAGAGGATGCAAGAGATGATTGGGATCTCCATATGATTTGGGCCATTGCATTACTGGCTGCAACGCATCACCCGTACCTGGCGCTGATCCTGCTGCTGATCTACCTGGGCTTCAAGAGCATGCTTGGTCCCTGAACTCTCCACTCCATCTCCATCACACCCACGTTACCCTTGTATATAGTATAAGGGAAGGGAACACCCTGTGCCGAAGGCATGGAAGTTCTAGTGGAAAAAAAGATTTGACAAGTAAAATGAAATGGGATATAAAGGGATAATTAACTAGAAAGACGAAAGGATAAAATAATGTCGAAAGCTGTTAATATATTAGAAGTGCTAGAAAAAGCTCATCAGAGCCAAGCTAGTGTTAGTAAGAAAAATAAACAAGCCATCATAGACGCTTATGGTCGTGCTTTAACTATGAAGAAAGTATTAGACGACTTCATAAAAGTAAATCGTAATTTAATCATTGATATGGGTATTGGCGAGAACGCTAACCTATTACATGGAAAGGATTACTCATTACATGTATCGCAAAAACTTAGCGTTAAGGTTGACACGAGTTTGGTTAAAGAAAAACTTGGCGAGTTGGAATACCATAAATGTAAAGTGCCAACGCAATATAAACAAATACAAGCGTTGCCTAAAGAAGAGGCAACAGTTCGCAGAAACAAAAAGTCTACTATTGAAGAAGTAGCAGACTTCCGCATATCTGCATAGTTCCGATAAATGCCTATGTAGTAGGAAGGGGGATTGATTCCCCCTTCCATTATCCA